ACAGCGTATCATCTGTACCACCCACAGTATTTGTAGATGCAAGAGTTTGAGAAATGTAAATAACTTCTTCACTTGCTTTAGTTGGGATTGTAGCTGACCATCCAGTTGGAGCAGTCAAGACTTGTGTACTAAAGTCAAAAGACCCGCCACTAGGATCAGCAGGTAAACTACTTGCGTTCTTGTAAATAAACACTGTAGCAATTGACGTACCATTTGTACCTGTTGCACCTGACTCAATCAAGTCATACACAAACTGCGTAGTGGCAACCTGTGAATTGTTTACTGTGTAAGCAGGAGATGTCGCAAGTGTTGGTGTACCTGTAAACTCAGGGCTTGCTAGATCTGCTTTTGTTCCAATTGCATCTTCAATAGATTCAAACTCGTTATCAAGTTCAGTTCCTTTGATAACTTTACCGGGATCTCCTGATGCAAGAGTATCTTTTTCTGCGTAGTCTACTAGTTTTGTATAGTCAGTCATTAAATAATCCTACCTGTTTTAACAAACAAATCAATCTTTTGTAATGCAAGTTCAAACCCTGTAATATCTGCAACAATTTGAATCTGAATAAGGTTACCTGAACCTCCAACAGATGCTCTTGTACTGTCTGTTGCTAGACCTGATGAGAACTCAGCAACGTTATACTCAGCCACTCCGTACTCGTATACAGGAGAACCTGTCAATGTATAAAGATAATCATCTGTATATGTTTTATAATCAAATGCAGGACGTACTACTAGACGTTGACCTACGCCACCAATGGTAGTGATACTAATCTTTTTAAGTATCTTTGTAAGACTAGAATCACCAAAGTCAAGAAAGTTTGTTGCATATTTAATTTCATAATCATCGCCGTTATCTTGAAATCCTGCGTATTTAGCAACGCCTTGAGTCTGAAAAAAATACACATCTTGATCATACGCACACATAGCTTGATGTGTTTGTTTAGTCCAACGAGTTACACGTAATCCACCTGTATCTAATTGAGAGCGTGTGTCAAAACAATAAATCGTTTGTAACTCTGGAAATAATAATAAGTAGAATGCGTATTCTGGAGAATACACAGAGCGAATATATTTGTAGTCTTGTTGATCTAATGCGTTAATTAAATCATCATGCACGTTTAAAGACATATCACGCAGTGGTTGTGCCTTTTCTTGAATTGTACGTCCAAAACTTCTTACCCCTGTGCGAGACAAAAAGAATAAGTCATCGCCTACGTTTTGAATTGTTTCTTGGCTTACACAACCGACACCTTTAATTACATCCACTAGTGTCAATGTTGTGACGTTCATTGTGCTTTGGTAATTATCACCATCTTGATAGACAACAATGTTGTTCTTGCAGAAAATAATTAAGTATCCGTTATGACCTGCAATCCCTGTAATTTCATCATCACCATCAATGACTACTGATGTCAGTGTTAATGATCCGTAAGTTCCTGTATTCCAATGTACGCCTTCAAGTAAATCAGAAAAGTGTAATGTTAACTTGTCGTCTGTAACTCCTGCAACCCAGGCGGCCATACACTGATGCACAAATAGATCCTGCGGGAGCAGTACCTGTTGAGTGAGGGTGACCATCGATTGTTTCAAACTCAAGCGATCCACTTTCGTAGGTGTAAACTAACGGTAAGTAACCATCTTGAAAGAAAAACAAGTGATCATTTAATACCGCAACAGACCAGTTACCATCTTCAATTGTATCTGTTGTCGTTGGGGTAATCGCAGTTAGGGTCTCACAGCCCTCATAGAACGTTGTGTCTGACCATGATACATGACGTATTGTGCCGTCTGTTTCAGTTAGTGTAACACCACCTTTAAGGTTAACATCTACACCCGCAGTAGTCATATACTGCCAACCTTGACGTGCCGCAAGCCTTCCTGATTTGTCAATCACAACATTATCAGCACTGAGGCAGTAGTTAGGATTTAACTCTACAGAACTTGCCTGCGTGTTAAGACCTAAATAACCCGGTGCTTTAATACTAAGTGCTTGTAGAGCCTGTGTCATACTGTATGCCANATAGTTTCTTCAGGATGCTTTGCTGCATCTAATGAAATTGCATCGTTCATTGCACGTTGCGCTGTAGCATACGCAGACGTTGCGGCAATACCATTATCTTCACCACGTTCTTCAACAGCTTTAGCATATGCTAATAAGATAACTGGTTCTGATGGGATAAATAATTCATCTGCATCATCATCAAATCTAGCAGTGCGTAAGACAATATTAAAATGAAAACTATATGCTCCATTTGGAATAGGATACAGATCAACCATTGTATCACCGTCAGATGAAATACCATTGTAAGTAAAATGTGTTGGAGCACCTGTCTTTGTGTTATTATTTAAAAACAGGTTAGTCATTTCACTTTGTGTTTTGTACTGCAAGAACCAATTGCTTGTATCATTAACAGCATCAAGTAAAGTAAAGTTCTGACCGGATGAGTTTAGCTCGTAGTTAAATACATCTGCGGTTGTTGTGCCTGACAAAGTAGTACGCAACCCAGACCATGACCATGCCTGTTCAACTTCTGCTTTAGCATCGTTAACAAACTCGCCAATTAAAGCAACGTATGCGTTATTACCGCCAGACACATTTGATACGTTTGTGTTTTCTCTTAAGCGTCTTAAAACACTTTTAACAATATTAAGATATGTCATTTGCGTTTTCCTATAGAGGATATATTATAGCATACTTTTTTGTATTTGTCAAGTATTACCATTTAACTTTATCAGCCCAGTAAGCCGCTGACATTTTTCCTTTTGCAATGTTGCGTCCATGACGAGCTTTAAATGATGCGCGTTTGTTTTTCATGCGATCAGATTCACCTGCTTTTGGTTTACCTGCTGTCTTCGCACCTTGCTCGCCAAACCGAATAGTCTTAACTTGATCACCTTGTTTAGCCACAACTACGTGTGACTTCTTAGGATGATTAGGTGTACGCTTTGGTTTGTTATATCCTGATACACCTGCTCTGGATAATCTTGAATCTTTTTTAACTGGCATTAGAAAGTACTCGTTCCATCTTCAGGTTTTTTGTCTTTTGGTTTTTTAGGTTTAGGAGTTTTATAAATTGGCCCATCATATGAACACTGAAGTTTTCCATCAGGAGTGTATTCACATTTAATTTCTTTACGATTCTTCATTAAAACCACCTTTCAAATAAACGTTGCACTGGACGAATAGCAGGAACAAATGGAGCTATAGGAGCAGTGTATGGATTAGTCAATAACAATCCCTGAACAGCTTTACTTTCAACTGTATCTTTTACAATTCGTTCAAAAGCATCAGAACGAGGATCAACATTACGTAACTCAGGGGTATCCAATGCCTGATAAGCTTGCTCAGCTTCATTGTATCTCCGCATAATTTCTTGAGGATCGCTTTTTGTTGCCATTGCAATTGCTAAGGGAGAGACTTCTGCGTTCTTTGCGGCAATGTAAATGTCTAAATCAGAAGCATCTGGATTCTGTTGCAAGTATTGCATAATCATTGGAGCTTGTTGATTTGCTCGATCAAGAATTTGCTGAAACATTCCTGATACATACGGCTGATCTAAATCATTCATTTCCTACGCTTCCCAGATGCGGTTACTTTGTGCTTGATTGGTTTTGTTGACGTTTTGCGCTTGACACTGCTTTTCTTTTCTGCGGCTGTCATTTTCTTTGCCACTGCCTTTGGTCTGCATGACGGGTAAGGTCTTTTGGACTTTGATGCGCTCTTTCGGCCACACTCTTTCCCAGTCTTTAAGTCCACCCATTCTTCCTTGAACCATTTGGTCAACCCACCTTTAGGCTTCTTACTTGTACTTGCCGCCACGCTTCTTGTACTCCTTGGTGAGCCAACCACTTGCATACGCAGAAGGCCAGACTTTATACTTTTTCTTTGCTTCAGCCTTCACACGATTATACAATGCCTTGTTTGTAGGCGTAGCCATTACTTATTGTAACCTCTAATGTACTCTTGTGTGCATGAGTCTTGACCACACGCTGATGATTTTTTCTTTTTCTTCTTAGGCATTGGCTTATCAAGACCATGTTTTTTTATAAACGCTTCATCTTTCTTGCGTTCGTTGGCTTCTTGTTGCATTGCTCGTTGAACTGCACCGGGATCTCTAGGCATGTTATTTCCCCTTCTTCATACACTTGCCCATTGCTTTGCACTTTGTTTTGTTAGGACAACCTGCACAAGGCTTAAATGCTTTAGTGGTTTTCTTTTTACCGTATGGCATTACTTCTTCCCCATTACTTTATCAACACCTTTGATTCCAAAGGACGCTAGTACTGCAGTGTATAACAAGAACTGAAACCATTCTGGTA